TGTGCTACGTAAGGACCTAGAGCTGTCACTGGACGACCGTGGTAACGTGGTTATGTCTAAGTCCACACTGGACAAGATATTGTTTTTAGCTAGTGACGAATTACCGGAGGTAGGCGAATGAACACAGAAAAACTAAAGTACCTTAGTTTGCTGGAAAAGATAGGGACTTTCAATCTTCAAGAGAGTATGGAGTACCCCACGCCATACATGCGAAAAATTCACGTGCTACTGCACGGGGTTGAGTTGCGACGACGCGGGGAAGACATACCAACAGACATTAAATGGCCTGAGGTAGTAGCATGAATACGTACTGTATCAAGACTGTGGAAACAATAGAGCACGTTTATCGTTTAGTTGCAGAGACAGAAGACGAGGCACTGGCACTGCTAAAAACAGACATTTTCGATTCAGAGTACAACTTTATAGATGAAGAATTCAAAAGCATTGAAGTAGAAGAAAAAGGAGTGGGTGACGAATGACTTATCAACAACTACTAGAGACACTCCAGAGAATGCCAGAGTGTTACCTAAATCAAACAGTAATGTTCCAAGGGTTCGAGGAACAAACCACCATTGGTGCGGCACGGGTGTCCTTCTTCTCTTACGAATACATTGACAACGACCCAAGCATACCTCCAGAGGGTAACTTTGTACTGTCGTTCGATTAAAAACCATGATATACTAAACGTATGGTTGCAATAACGCGCCATAAGACGATAACGGAGACTATTCCATGACAAGTGTAATTGAAGGTATTGTAAACTTTAGCAACATCACCCAGCATGACGTGTTCAATGGACAGGACACTGGTGCATTCTCAATGACAGTAACGCTGTCTGAGGACGACGCAACAACACTGGCCGCACAGGGTGTTAAGATTAAGGACTACCAAGGTGCAAAGCAGCGCAAGTTCAAGTCCAAGTACGACATCAAGACCTTTGACGCAGAAGGTAATCGCTACAATGGTGAGGTTCCTTATAACTCAAAGGTTCGCTTGAAGTTTAAACTAGGTAACGCACACCCAGTACACGGTGTAGCTACTTATCTTGAGGCCATCAAGGTTCTTGAGGAAGCGGAGATGTTAGAGTCAGAATCTGCTGACTTTTAATGGCTAATTTTCTTAGACATGAAGGGTGTCCGAAGTGTGGTTCTTCGGATGCCCTTGCTATTTACGATGACGGTTCTACATATTGTTTTAATTCCGTCTGTGACTATCGCACAAGAGGTGACGGTTCTGTGTCTACTGAAACACTGCCAAAAGCAAAACCCCTTAATATGGCTGGGGTGGTAGCTTCAATACCTAATCGCCGTATATCCCAAGAAACCTGTTCCAAGTACGGTGTAACTGTTGAGTACTCCGGTACAGGTGAAATCATTAAACACTTCTACCCTTACTACAGTACGGACACTAACGAGATATGTGCCGCCAAGGTACGTGAGGTTAAAACTAAAAGTTTTTACTCAACAGGGGACAGCAAGTCCGCTGGTTTCTTTGGTCAACAGAAATGTATTGGTGGTAAGTTTATAACTATTACTGAAGGTGAACTGGACGCCTTAGCTGTTTACGAAATGTTTAATAAACAGTACGACGTTGTGTCACTTCGGTCAGGCGCTAGTAATGCCAGTAAAGAGATTAAAGAACAACTTGAGTGGCTAGAGGAGTACGACAACGTAGTCCTTTGCTTTGATAACGACAAGGCAGGTGACGCTGCTCTGGAGCAAGTTAAAGACCTCTTTAGTCCTAACAAATTAAAGATATGTAAATTACCCCTGAAGGACGCCAGTGACATGCTGATGGCTAACAGGGTTAAGGACTTTACTCAGGCATGGTGGAATGCAAAGGTTTACAGACCTGACGGTATCGTAGCTGGAGCAGACACTTGGGAAGCCTTAGTAGAAAAGAGACAGGTAAAATCAATCCCTTATCCTTGGGAAGGCCTTAATGATATAACTAGGGGGCATAGGCCGTATGAACTCGTTACGATCACCAGCGGTAGTGGTATGGGCAAGTCACAGTTCATCAGAGAAATTGAGTATGACCTTTTACAGCGATGTGAAGGAAATATTGGGGTGCTGGCCCTCGAAGAAGACGTGGCCCGAACAAGTCTTGGTATCATGTCGGTGGCGGCAAACAGGCCCTTACACTTGGAAGAGGACACGCCAGTGGACCAGCTTCGGCCCTACTGGGAAGCCACACTGGGAACAGGACGTTACTACCTATTCGACCATTGGGGGTCAACTTCAACAGATAACCTCCTCGCCCGTGTTCGCTACATGGCAAAAGCCTTGGACTGCCGGTATGTCGTACTGGACCACCTGTCCATCGTCGTCAGTTCCCAAGAGTCCGGAGACGAACGAAAAGCCATTGATGAAATAATGACTAAGCTGCGTACGCTTGTGGCAGAGACAGGCATTAGTTTATTCCTAGTCTCACACCTCAAACGATCCCAAGGTAAGGCACACGAGGACGGTGCTCAGATATCCTTGGGTGAACTACGAGGTTCACAGGCAATCGCACAACTGTCAGACATAGTAATAGGCATGGAACGTGACCAGCAAAACGGTAATGAGGAGATAAGGAACACGACTACTGTTCGAGTCCTGAAGAATCGTTACACTGGTGAAACAGGCCCAGCGTGTTACTTGCAGTACGACAGAACCACGGGTAGGATGCAGGAAACAGTAAATCCTCAAATTGGAGCAGATTTCTAATGAACTCAGCATGGCAAGTACGTTTTCATAACCCCTACGAATGGAAGGATTACGACGTTCTTTTTGAAGGGTCAGAAGAAGACTGTAAAGTTTTTCTGTTAAGTGACAATGAACAACACGGTTTAGACCTTTACCACCCAGAGATTTCTATAAATGAGGTTTTAAATTAGTGATCTACCTTGACCTTGAGGCCAACGGCTTAACTCCAGACACCATCTGGTGCGTCGTTACACGGGAAAACGGTGTAAGTACTGTACACACTACCCGTGACACCCTCTGTAAGGCTCTAGAATGCTCTGTAAGCGTCTGTGGACATAATCTGATAGGTTATGACCTTCCAGTGCTAAAACGTCTCTGGGGGCTTTCTGTGGCTCCTGAGCGCATAGTCGATACTTTGGTATTGTCACGTTTGTTTGACCCAAGCAAGTCCGGTGGACACTCTTTGCGCAACTGGGGCAACGAACTAGGCTTTCCAAAAGGTGACCATAATGACTGGTCTTGTCTGTCTCCTGAGATGATTGATTATTGTATACAGGACGTAGCTGTTACGGAAGCAGTACATCAAAGGCTTATAGCTGAAATGGTAGACTTTGACCAGCAGTCCATTGACTTGGAACACAAGGTGCAGTTTGCAGTACAGCAACAGGAACGCAATGGTTGGCTTTTAGACCAAAAGCTGGCTAATGAACTTTGCGCAACATTTAAGGAGGGCATGAATGCTATTGAAGCCGAATTACAGAAGATGTTCCCGCCCATTATCGAGGAAAGGCATTCTGAAAAGACAGGGAAAAGACTTAAAGACAAAGTTACAGTTTTCAATGTTGGGTCCAGACAACAGGTTGCAGCACGACTTGCGACGAAGGGTGCTAAATGGAATCAGACGACGACGGGTGGAAAGCCAGTTGTCGATGAAAAGACGCTTAAGGAGAACAGTCACGTCCCTGAGGCGGGAAAAGTTCTTGAGTACCTTACTCTTCAAAAGCGATATGCGCAGGTACATTCTTGGTTAGAAGCCGTTAAGGACGACGGTAGGGTTCACGGACGTGTCATTAGTAACGGTGCTGTAACTGGACGAATGACACACCAAAGCCCCAATATGGCCCAAGTACCGGCAAGTCATAGTTTGTACGGACACGAGTGCCGCTCTTGTTGGACTGTTCCTGAAGGTAAGAAACTCGTAGGTTTTGACGCTAGTGGCCTTGAACTACGCATGTTAGCCCATTACATGGACGATAAGGAGTTTACTAATGTCCTTCTCACCGAAGACATTCACACAAGAAATCAAATGGCTGCGGGACTTGAAACAAGACCTCAAGCAAAGACTTTCATCTACGCTTTCCTCTACGGAGCCGGAGATGCAAAAATTGGAGCTATCGTTGGAGGAAGCGCAAGAGATGGCGGAGATCTTAAACAGAGATTTCTACGAAATACACCTGCTCTTGAAAGTCTACGAGAACGGGTTGGTAGAGCATCTGGGAGAGGTTATCTCAGAGGACTTGATGGAAGAAGGCTTAGAGTTAGATCTGAACATGCTGCATTAAATACGTTGTTACAAGCTGCTGGGGCTATTGTTATGAAAAAGGCTCTTGTTATCTTAGATGAGTACGCTAGTCAATGGAACTTGGACTATAGGTTTCTAGGTAACATACATGACGAGGTTCAAGCCGAAGTGGTCACTAACCACGCAGAGAAGTACGGTTGGTTGGCTGTCGAATGTCTGAAGGCTGCTGGAGTAGCGTTTGACTTACGGTGTCCTCTGGACGGAGAATATAAGGTAGGTAGCACATGGGCGGAGACTCATTAACAAAGCAGTACAGTTTTATAGATGAAGATGATTATCAAACAGACGAGGAAACGAAAACGTGTGTAAAGTGCAAGAAGGCTCTTCCCCTTACTTTTTTTTCTTATAACTCAGGTAGGCCTTATCTGCGTCCTGAATGTAAAAAATGCAATAATGAATTAACAAAAGTTAGAGAAGCTTTAAAGGAAAAACACGGGATGCCTTTTAAAGGGTACAAGTGTCCTGTATGCTTAAGGAACGAAGAAGAAGTTAAAGGTCTTGGAGGACTAAAAAACGGTTCTTGGGTTTTAGACCACGACCACGAAACAGATAATTTTAGAGGTTGGTTATGCCACAGTTGTAATAGAGCATTGGGGTTTTTAAATGATAGTAAAGACTCACTTAATAGAGCTATAGATTACTTGGAGCGGTTAAAATGAAAAATATACACACGTTAATAAGCGACATTTACAAACTGGTTGAGACTAAAGATGTGCCAGAGGGTGTTGACATTGAACACTGTATTGAAGAGTTTGGTGAGGGCGTTAAAAGTCTTATGCGCCAAGAGTTCACACAAAAGCGTGACAACTCTCGTAAACTACGCATGTCCAACATAGGACGCAGTGATCGCTTCTTGTGGAATGTGTATAACGACGTAGAGAAACTGGACGACATGCAACCCAGTACTTACGTTAAGTTTCTTTACGGACATTTAATCGAAGAGATGTTACTTTTCCTCTCACGCGCAGCAGGACACGAGGTTACAGATGAACAGAAGAAGTGTGAAGTCAATGGCATTACAGGGTCTATGGACTGCAAAATCGACGGTATTGTCACAGATGTTAAGTCTGTGTCAACTTTTGGGTTTAGGAAATTCAAAGACGGCTCTATGGCTTATGACGACCCGTTTGGATACGTCGCTCAAATTAAGGGCTATGCGAATGCAGAGGGTGCTACTAAATTCGGATGGTTAGCAATGGACAAACAGAACGGGCATTTGACGTACCTCATGTACGACGAAGAGGACACCCAAGCGCCTGTACATGAGAAGATTGGTTATGACATCGGTGAACACGTTGACCACGTTAAGCAGATGGTGTTGCAACCGGAGCCTCCTGAGCATTGTCACAAGCCCAAGGAGGACGGCAAGAGCGGCAACATGAAGCTGGACATAGGGTGTTCCTACTGTTCCTATAAGAAGAATTGTTGGCCCGGTGTAAGAGCTTTTGCTTACTCTGCGGGACCACGTTATTTAGTAGAGGTATTTAATGAACCGAAGGTCCAAGAAATCGAAATTTAGAAGTACTTTTGAAGAAGACGTCAGTAAAATACTAAAGGAGTTTAACTATGAACCTTTCACTATTCCTTACACTATCTCTAGGAGCTACCGTCCTGACTTCGTTGATGTTAGCGGTTTATATCTTATTGAGTGCAAAGGATATTTCAGAGATGGAGACACCAAGAAATACACCAGCATCAGGGACAGCCTCCCAGAAGGACAAGAGCTAATCTTTGTTCTGATGCAGCCTAACAAAAGAATACGTAAGGGTGCCAAAATGACTATGGCACAATGGTGTGACAAAGAAGGAATACTATGGTATAATATAGATACACTACAGGAGTTGATTAGTTATGTCGCTAACGCTAGAGGAAATTAAGGATAGGCTTTTAAAGACCTATGACCCTGACGATCTTCTAGAGGCTTTAAAGATTACAGCGGAGCAGTTACTAGACCGCTTTGAGGACAAACTAATTAATAGACTTGACGTGTTTGAAGAAGAGTTAGAGGAGGAAGAAAATGAGTATTGATGAAGCGACTCCGAAAGATTGGGACACCTTAACAGCATTAAATAACCTGTCTATCAGGAAAACACCAGATCCTGTAGAACAGCCTGACCATTACAACAAAGGAGCAATCGAAGCCATCGAAGCCATTAAAGCGTCCATGCCTGATAACGAGTTTAACGGTTATCTCAAGGGTAACGCACTAAAGTACCTCTGGCGTTACGACTACAAAGGCAAACCAGTGGAGGACTTACGTAAGTGTCGCTGGTATATTGAACGACTAATCAAGGAAATGAATTAATGGACGCATATCAACAGTACATACACAAGTCACGCTACGCACGTTACCTGCCAGAGGAACAGCGTCGTGAGACTTGGGAAGAAACAGTAAATAGATACCTAGATTATTGGGTAGACCGTGTAGGTCTCAACGAGTTTGACCAGTCAGAGATTTTTAATGCTATTCACGAGTTAGACGTAATGCCTAGCATGAGAGCATTGATGACTGCAGGAGAGGCTCTTGACCGTGACAACGTAGCTGGTTTCAACTGTAGCTACCTACCTATTGACCACCCTAAAGCGTTTGACGAGATGATGTACGTCCTGATGTGCGGTACAGGAGTAGGCTACTCTGTTGAACGTCAGTACGTAACAAAGCTACCAGACGTAGCAGAGGAATTCCATGATACCGATACCGTTATACATGTCGCCGACAGCAAAATTGGATGGGCTAAAGCTTACAGGGAACTTATTAGCTTGTTGTATTCAGGCCAACTTCCAAAATGGGACGTGTCTGGAGTACGACTTGCAGGGGCAGCCCTTAAGACCTTCGGAGGTAGAGCATCTGGTCCAGAGCCTCTTGTCGATCTGTTCAACTTCACAGTCAGCGTCTTTCGGGAGGCTGCTGGACGTAAACTTAGCTCCATCGAATGTCATGATCTCTGCTGTAAGATTGCACAGATCGTTGTCGTCGGCGGTGTACGCAGGTCCGCTCTCATCAGTCTGTCTAACCTCACTGACGATAGACTCCGAAGATGCAAGTCAGGCCAGTGGTGGCAAGATAATCCTCAGCGCGGACTAGCAAACAACAGCGCTTGTTATACAGAGAAGCCAGACTTCGAGGCATTTTTAAATGAGTGGAAAAGTTTATACGAGTCCCGTTCAGGAGAGCGAGGTATGTTCTCTAGAGTCGCAAGTCAAAAACAAGCTGCAAAGAAC